ATAAAGTCATCAGCGAGCCAAAGCGCGCTTTAATGAGCAAAAACAGCTTTTCGGTCAGCAGTTTTGCTCACGCCTACAAGTGGAACGGCCAGGCCATGTACCAAACTGATTCGCGTTTTGGTCATTAAATAGGGAGCTACAAAATGCAAAAACTTCAACCAGCCTATCAAAAAAAACTCAACACTATGTCTAGCGGTGAATTGTTAAAACAATTGGATCTCATGATTATGGCTGAAATTTTTCATCCGAAAGAAAAAAAAATTGAATTTGTACAAAAAGCAATCGTAAAAAAAATATTTGAAAAATATCCTGAGACTGCGAAGGCAGAGGGATTTAGAAAAAAGTTTATTGAAAATTAACAGGAGACTGCACATGAAAGTTTTAAGTCTTTTTGATGGAATGTCCGGTGCCCAAGTTGCTTTGCAACGAGCCGGAATTAAAGTTGCCGAATATCATGCGTGTGAGATTGATAAGTATGCCATTCAGATCGCCCAGAAAAATTTTCCACAGACGATTCAACGTGGATCGGTTGTTGGCTACCAACCTGATTTTAAGCCTGATCTTCTGGTTGGTGGTTCACCATGCCAAGGATTTTCGTTTGCTGGCAAGAGATTAAATTTTGACGATCCTCGGAGTAAACTATTTTTTGAATACGTTCGGATTTTAAAAGAATCTAAGCCAAAATATTTTCTTTTGGAAAACGTCAGGATGGCTAAAACATCGGAGCAAGTCATTACGAAAATGCTAGGTGTTGAGCCTCGTGAAATCAATAGTGCGCTTGTGTCTGCTCAAAACAGGAAACGTCTGTATTGGACAAATATCCTTTTTGAAATGCCAGTTGATAAAGGTTTGATTTTGTCCGATATCTTGGAAGATGGTTATGTTGATAGAGACAAGAGTCATTGCCTCGATGCCAATTATTTTAAAGGTGGCAATTTGAAAAGCTATTTTGAAAAGCGTCGAAGGCAATTGGTTTTCTCGGCTGATGGTTTGTGTCAAGTTGGAATCGCTGAAGAAATTAACGGACATGACATCCTGAAACGAGTCTATCACCCTTCTGGCAAGAGTCCGACTCTTAATTCTATGGGAGGTGGCAATCGTGAACCAAAAGTTTCTATCGGCAAAAATTATCTTCATTGGAGAAAATTAACGCCTCTGGAGTGTGAGCGTTGCCAAACGTATCCCGACAATTATTCCGAAGGGGTCAGCAAAACTCAACGGTACAAAATGCTTGGAAATTCTTTTACAGTTGACGTAATTGCAACTATTTTTCAAGGTCTTTTATCGGCTGAAAGAGAAGTTGGAGTTGAGGTTTGATCGACCTTTTCTTTTTGCTGAAAAACAGTTACACTTATTTCAAATAATTTGCAAGAAAAACATTATGCCTAAGAAAAAAGTTCAGGTGCAGAGACCCATAAAAGATGGACCCCCTGTTAAGCCACGCAGTTGGAACGGCAGGTTTCAGTCGGTTGAACCAATGAAGAACCAAAAGAAAGCTAGAAAAGAGCCATACAAATGGAACCATCACACCACGATCAATTGGATCATGGGTCAGGCAGATCCGTTAGGTTTTCTATCGCAGGTGATGCAGGGTAAGGAAATCTTCCCAGTGTACAGCCAGTCTTCGACAGGGGAAGTTCAGAACATTGGCAAGATCGGTGCCGATCCCGAACTAAGGGTCATGGCAGCAAAAACTTTGCTGGGTAAATGCATTCCAGACTTGAGAGCAGTTGAGATCAAGGCTGAGGTGCAAGAACATAAAATTTTAGACATCACAAGGCTATCAGATAATGACCTCTCAGCAGTTGAACGAGTTCTTGAACACGCTGTCATTGACGGAGATCCGAGCGGAGAAGATGCGGAGGTCGCTGAGGGAGTTCATCAGGACTTCTTGGCAGACGATAGAGCCCGGTAGAGATTTTCACGACAACTGGCATATAGATGCAATCAGCGATCACCTACAGGCTGTGGTCGAGGGGAAGATCCGCAGACTGATCATAAACATTCCACCGAGGCACATGAAATCAATTTCAGTGGCGGTGGCACTTCCTGCATGGACCTGGGCTATTCAGCCAGAGAAACGCTTTTTGTTTGCCAGCTACGCCTCCAGCCTGTCGATTAGAGACTCGGTTAAATGCCGAAGGCTCATAGATTCTCCTTGGTATAAAACACATTTTGGGGATATGTTTGAGCTGACCACTGATCAGAATCAGAAGCAGAGGTTTGAGAACAGCAAGACTGGTTACCGGATAGCAACGTCAGTTGATGGAGCGTTAACTGGTGAGGGTGGAGACATCATTGTCATTGACGATCCGCACAACGTCCGGGAGGCAGAGTCAAGTACTGTCCGAGAAGGTGTTCTTGAGTGGTGGGATCAAGCCATGCAAACTCGACTCAATGATCCAAAGACCGGAGCATTTATATTAATAATGCAACGAGTGCACGAACAAGATCTTACTGGGCACATTCTTGCTAATGATCTGGAGGGAGAGTGGGACCACCTCTGCCTTCCAGCCAGATATGAGATTGGTCATCCGACTCCTCCCCGATCAAAATTATTCTTTACAGATCCTCGCACTGAAGAAGGCGAGTTGCTTTGGTCAGATCGAGTTGATGAAAAAACTTTACAGACTCTGGAGAAAAGCCTTGGTAGTTATGCCTCGGCTGGTCAACTGCAGCAACGCCCAATGCCCAAGGGCGGTGGCATATTGAAAAAAGAGTGGTGGGTGCCGTGGGAAAATGAACACCTGCCTGAGATCGAATATATTCTTCAGAGCTGGGATACAGCGTTTGGCACCAAGGAAAAAACTTCTTATTCTGCTCGAACCACTTGGGGAGTGTTTAGGCACAAGGGTCAGATGAATGCCATTGTGTTAGAGATGTGGTATGACCGAGTTACCTACCCAGAGCTGAGAAAGCTCGCCCAAGACAGTTATGAAGAGTATCAACCAGACGCAGTGTTGATTGAGAAAAAAGCCTCTGGGCAAAGTTTATTGCAAGATCTACGCATTGCCGGAGTTCCGGTGTTAGAATATTTACCGGACAGAGATAAACAGGCTCGTGCTCATGCCAGCTCTGCATTGCTGGAAGATGGTAGGATTTTTTACCCTTCTAGTCGTAAATGGGCTAAGGACTTGATAGATATTTGTTCAGCATTTCCTGCAACGGACAATGACGATATAGTTGATACCTGCACACAAGCATGGTTAAGGTTGAGAAAAGGCTGGTTCATGACACACAGTTTAGATTATGATGATGAAATAGATTTACCTAAAAGGAGGATGACAGTTTATGGCTGAAAATGACACTATACCATTTGCCGAGGGAATGCCACTGGATGACCTTCAGATTGAACCGTTTGGAGAAAATGAAGTTTTAATTGGAGATCCTGATTCTGATTTGCCATTAGAAAAAGATTCTGCGTTTGATGATAATCTTGCAGAGACTTTGGATCAGAGGCTTTTAGACAGGACTGGTAGTGATTTAGTTGGCTATTACACAAATGACCGGGAGGCAAGATCCGAGTGGGAGAATCGCTACAAGGCTGGGTTAAAAACACTAGATGTTGAAGGTGGTCTGGAGGAAGGCGAGGAAGAACGAGCCAGTCGTGGACTTAGCACAGTTATTCACCCGATGATTGCCGAGGCTGCAACTCAATTTAATGCTCGTGCCATTACCGAGCTTTATCCATCTGGTGGTCCGGTTAAAACCGTTATCATTGGTGAGCCAAACGAAGAATTAGAGGATCAAGCTCGTAGAGTTCGTGAATTTATGAACTATCAAATTACGCAGGAGATGCCGGAATATTTTAATGATCTGGATCAAATGCTTTTTCAATTGCCTTTGATTGGGCATACGTTCAAAAAAATATGGTGGGATTCCACTCTTGAGCGTCAGAGATCCATGTTTGTGAGGGCAGAAGATTTTGTAGTTTCCCCAGATAGCAATGATTTAAAAACTTCTGCACGTTATACACATGTTATAAGGATGCCGAAAAATGAGTACAACAGATATGTTCAAAGCGGTTATTACCTGCCTGTCAAGACAGATTCAGAAGCTGCAGACTATGATAATGACACTGTGGGTCAGATTGAGGGTGTGGATCGACTCAGTGAAGGAGCGAGTAACAAAATAGTTACCCTTTTGGAGATGCACGTTTATCAACCGTTTGAAGATCAAGACCAGGGTGATGATGACGTAGCATTGCCGTATGTGGTGACAATTGACGCTGATACAGAAAAAATTGTTAGTGTCAGGAGAAACTGGCACGAGGATGATGAGCAAAAAGAAAGACGCAACTGGTTTGTCAGCTATAAGTTTTTACCCGGCATAGGGTTTTATGGCTTTGGTTTGTATCACCTGATTGGTGGTTTGGGTAAGGCTGCAACTGGTGCACTGAGGGCTTTGCTTGACTCGGCTAGTTTTGCCAATATGCAAGGTGGTTTTAAGTTAAAGGGCAGAGTTTCCGGTGGTGATATTGAAGTTAATCCCGGTGAATTTGTGGATCTGGATGCGACAGTGGATGACATCAATAAGAGCATTATGCCATTGCCATTCAAGGAGCCAAGCGGAACCTTATTTCAGCTACTAGGATTTATGGTTGAGGCTGGGCAAAGATTTGCAGCCACTGCAGATTTAAACGTTGGTGATGTTAATCCCAATGCCCCAGTTGGATCTACAGTTGCTTTGATAGAGCAGGGCAGCAAGAGTTTTAGTGCGATTCATAAACGGCTCCATCATTCGCAGGGTGAAGAGTTTAAAATGCTTTCGGCTTTGAATGCTGAGTATTTACCTGAAACCTTTGACTTTGGTGTTCAGGGTGCAAACGCAATTATTTATGCTAAAGATTTTGATAAGAAGATTGACATTATCCCTGTCAGTGATCCAAACATATTTAGCACAGCCCAGCGTATTGCCCAAGCACAGGCAATTCTTGAGATGGCAAATTCTGCCCCTGAGCTTCATGATCGATACAATGCTTACAAGCGAATGTATGAGGCAATCCGGATACCGAACATTGAAGAGGTTTTAAAGGAGCCGGATGAAGCTGTGAGGCTTGACCCGATTGATGAAAACATGTCGGTGATGTACGGCAAAGCGATCCGAGCTTTCCCTGAGCAAGATCACCAGGCACACATCTCGGTTCACATGCAGTTTATGCAAGATCCATCGCTGGCTGGCAATCCTGTTGCCCAGCAGACAATGGGACCAATATTAACGGCTCACATTGCTGAACATATTGCATTGTTGTATCGCCAGAGGATGGAGGCAAGCATTGCAATGCCATTGCCGAACATTCCAAATCTGCGTGATCCGCAATTTAAGTTTGAGGACATTGATCCGCAGGTAGATATGTTAATTAGTCAAAGGGCTGCACAAGTAGTTCAACAGGCACCTCAGATGCAAGCCATTGCCGGGATTGCTGATATGGGAGGTCAACAACAGGAGAATCCATTACAGTATGCACAACAACTTGCCGAGTTTGAAGCTCAAGCATTACAACAACGGACGCAATCTGAGATTGCTGCCGACCAAGCCAAAGCACAGTCCGACATTCAGATTAAACAAGCCGAAGCCCGTCAAGACATGGAAATAGATGCAGCCAAGGCACGAGCTGACCTTGAGGCAAAGGTTAGAAAGTTGGAAGCTGATTTACAACTGGAGCGTGAAAAGAACGCTGCAAAAATACAAATGGAAGCAATGAAAAATGTACAACCTCCCACCAGTTAACCCGGCAGCATTTTCTGGAAATCAACCTTCAATGCCAGCACCAGCCCAGCCGATGGATATTGAAATGTCAGACTATCTGTTGAGAAAAGTTGATGAGATAAAACGCAGGATGGGTGCCGAGGGAGGAAACCTTGGTGCTTTTACTAATTTACTAAGAAACACAGGAGAATAAA